ATAAATTCACTTGCGTAGTTTGCTACATTCCAAGCTAATTTGTTTTGGTTTGCACTTGGTACATTTTTAGTCAAAGTATAATTTGGAGTTGTAGGTTCTGTAGTTCCTTTATTCCAAATAAATATTTCAAGTTTTCCTGTTAATTGTCCTGCTTCGTCTACTTCGATAAAGTAAGGGCTTCTGATAAATATTTTCTTCATTATTTTGTAATTGTATATTTTAAAAATTGTTCTACATCTAAACCATATGCTTCAACTAATTCATCAGGCAAACGTTCAAATGCTTTTTCAAATGGTTTTGTAAAAAATAAACTTGGCTTAATTCCGTTTTTAAATATTCCACGTGTAATTAAAAAGGCAGTTGACTTATAAGACATAAACTTTCCATTCTCTTTTCTAAATTGAAATCTACGTTTCTCTACCCAATTTAAAATAGGTTGCAAAGGTGGTCGTTTACTTTTATAACTAAACGGAGTATTGTATTTCTTTTTAGTACCACTTACACCTTGGTCTTGAAACACCCCGTAATCTTCCATTAAAAAAGCTATTCTAAAGCTATTAGCACCTACTTCAATATCAGCATCTAAACTATTGTATAGCTTCTTATTTACGTTCTTATTGCTTTTAGTTAAATTACTTCTACTCTGCTGAATTACATATTTAGCAAAGTCGTTTAGATATTTATATGTTTGTTTGTTATCCATTAACAAATAGTAATATCATTTCTTACTAATACATCAAACGTAACTGCCCAACCCGCTAAATCGTTTTCAAATCGTTCTGTAAAAGGCTCAAACGTAGGGCTACCGGTTAACTCCCAAAAGTCACTACGCAAATCACCACGATTCAATCTATTTAAAACTCGTGTACCTACTAACATTTGAGTATTCCAAATATCAACCTTATTATCTACTTCTTCTTTTTGATCGATAATATCCATTAACAACATTGTAATATTAAAAGATAACACATTGCCTTGATGCGTTGCCTGATTAATAATAATGTGACTCAAAGGAAACATTGTTTGTTTGTTTAAATCAACTGCAAAGATATCTCCCTCTGTAACTGTGTTTACAAAAGGTTCTTCTAATAAAGCTTCTTTGATTTCTCTAATAATTCTATACACCATTTCTTTTTATATTTTTAATTTCTATTTCTGTTTTTTCCTTTTCAAACATTAACCAAGTCATTAATGCTGTGATTGGTAATTTGGTAACTGAATTGAATCGGAGAATATCCCCTTGAGCTGCTGCGTAAATTGATTGATACCAACCCCATTTTTTGCCAAAACCTGCTTCGCTTGTTCCGACTGTTCCACTTCGTTCTGTATATAATGGCTCAAAGCGTTCCCGCAATCGTTGAGCAAAGTCCAAAAAAAAAGCATAGAACCTAAAGCAATATCTAAAGGCATATATTTTAAAACCTCTGAGTACTTGTCTGCGGCTTCGTAATCTTCTATGATATATAAATCCTTAACTTTACTTTTAATTGGTCTAAAAAGAACTGCCATAGCTTTATGCAGCGTTTCAGTATCACCCAAGTAAGTTTCTAAATCTATAAATTCACCTGAAGTAATATCTTCTATTTTAGGAATGAAACCAAACTCGTAAACACCAAGTTTAAATGTTCTTGTTAGTTTAGGTTTTGTTTGTAGTAATGTATTTAAATGAACAAGTAAAGAATCAGTATCAGCTACTTTTATACGTGCAACATCTTTGAGTTCAATATCACAAAATATTTCAATAGTCTTTTGGTTTACAAAATGACTTGCTTCGTTGTTTTGTATTAGCTTCTCAAACTTTTGGTATTGATATAAAGTAATTTCGTTTAATGATTCAGGTACATTAATATCTACTTTCATATTTTATTTTAAAAATTAAGTAAAGTAGTAATTGTATAAAACAAAAAAAGCAACCATTTCTGATTGCTTTAATTTAGTTAATTACCACCACTAAGCGTGTAATTGGGTGGACTGCTGAACTCACGCCCTATTAACTATCAAACTAACTTTAAATTTAATACCTCATACAATTCAAATACTTTATTTGTTAAAGTTTCGTCTTGTTTATATTTATCGTTTCCTATTTTCTTTGCACCATTTACGTTGATCTCTATTTTAACGTAATTGATTTTTCGTTTGCCTACAAAATAAACATCGTCTATCACTATTGGATAAATAGTTATTCCGTTATTCAGACAATTCTTTATCGCTTTTAAGCTCACGGTAGATTAAATAAAAGGTTAATAATGCAAAAGCTATTTGAACTAAATAATCGTTACTTGCCATTGCTACTGATGCTGATAAAACTCCTGATACTGTTCTCATAATTTCTAATTGTTATTGTTTGATGGTGTAAAATTACACAAAGTTTTAAACATACAAAACTTTTGACAAACTTTAACATAAAATTAACAAATTTAAACCTGCACCATATAAGCAACATTCTGTTTAGCTACTTCGTACATAGCTTTCATTTTCTTTATCTCACCTACGTTTCTCGGCATAGCTATTAATACATTTTGATTTGTCTTTAAATATATGTAGCATTCTATTGTGGCTATTATTTCTCCGTATGTCATTTTTTATTTGCGTTGCAAATTAATAAATATAATAGTTTCCTTTGTGTGGATTCTCTAATTGTGAAGTAAACGCATAACGTGCAGCATCTATTGCGTGATTGAAAGCATCAATAGGTTTATTCAACGTGTTGCCTTCTTTATCCTGCATCCAAATATAGCTTCTTAATTCTTTAATCAAGTTCTTGCTTCTACTTGTTACATATATCTTATTTTGGTTTATAAGGTTAATACCATATACAACTGAATCACGCCCTTTAGTTACAGGTAGTATCATATGACCATACGAACTTAACTCTGCTATTGATTTCGGCTCGGCACTATCAGCGTAAATAATATCGGTTATATTGTTTCCTTTTATAATACCGCTTATATCACTATTCAATAAACCTTTTTGGTAAATCAATTCGTCAAATATGTAAGCATCGTTGTATTTATACAAAGCTATTAATGAAGTCGGGTCTACACTATATCCAAAGTCCATACCATAGCATAATAACCTTGCTTCTGTAGGTAAATCTATTTCACTCCATTGTGGAATACAAGCACCCTCTAAACGACCAACTTGTCCAAGTCCATATACTTGCCACCAATTAGCCCAATATTCACTATCAACACCTTTAACTTTTGCTAACTCAATTTCTTTTACTATTGATTGTGGTAATGCTTCGTTGTCTTTGTAAGTAAGTACTATCAACTCGGAATCTTCGTCCTTTAAAACCTCTCTATGTACCCAAAATTCATTAGTAGGGTTATAGTCCAACCATATATCGCCACTTGTACGAATTGCTAATTGATTGTATGCTTCAAATGGTACGTTGTTACATTCGTTTATATAAAGTATATTACGTCTTGCACCTCTTAACTTATCGGGTTGGTCTACACTAAAGAACTCAATATAACTTCCGTTTGCAAATGTGTATTTTAATGTTGACTTGTTAAACTGTATATCTCTATACCGGTTTGTCATCATCATTATCTTTAAGAAGTCTTTCAAAGCACCTCTACGCAAATGTGGTATTGATTCTGATACTACACTAATTTCCAACAAAGGTTCACGGATTGCTTTATCAATAAGTATAGGCAGAACACCAAAAGTTTTACCTGCTGATGTTCCACCCTGTACAATACGTTTACGCTTCTTTAAACGCAGCATCTTCTTGATTGCAGTAGTAACTACAAATTCACTCATAAAAGTGTCTTAAATGGCTTATAAATCGCTTATATTAAATAGTGGTTGTTCACTATTCAAAGTTATATCTTTTGTTTCTCGTGGTTTACCTGCGTAGTAATTGTAAAACAACTGAACAAATTTAAAGTCTCCATTGTCTAAACCTTTCTTTAATGCTTCAAATGCTTTTGGCTCTAATGGTTTTAACTTTTCAATCATTGCAACCTCTTCAGCTTTAGATGGTCTACCTGCACCTTCTCTAATACCGCCTCTTTTATTTTCCATTTGATATAATTTGTTTATTCATTTTAAAAATAATAGGTTTTACTTATTGTTAATCTTCTACTTCCCAATAGTAATCACATTGGTCATCTTCAATAGGCGGTTCAGTAAAGTAGCTTTGATAATATCCACTTGGTTCTGCTTTATATCTATAACAGGTTGAAGCTAAATCACAACCTTGACCATCGCACATTGTTATATCAGGCATATCTTTAATTTACTTCGGCAGCTAATTCTAAAATAGCTTTATTAATAGTTTCATTGTTATATGTAATTTGATGCATTAAACCTTTTATAATTTCTAAAAACTCATAAGCAGTTAGTTCATCGTTTGATATTTCAACCGTGTACTTGTTATCGTATATTTCTAATATTAGTTTCATTTGTATTTTTGTTTTAGTATTTTTTTATAAATAGTGTTTACTGATTCTTTATTGCAACCTCTTTTATAATAGAAGCTCATTACTCTTAATATTCTTTGTAAATTACTCATATTTTTTATAATATCTTGCTTTTTCGTTAATGTTTAAAAATGCTTGAAACTTTTCTTGTACGTCTTCGTGTTCTAATAGTGCAGCTAAACGCATAATGTTTTTATTTGTTTGTAGTTGTTCTATTTTTTGTTTCAGTTCTTTTATTTCTATGTCCCTCATTTGTATTTTAAATTGTAATGATTCTAATACTAAATCGGGTTTAACTCCATTGATCAAGTTTTCTAATTCTTCTACTCTTGGATTGTAGTGTTTAATCATTGGGTATATTTTTAAATGGTGTATTATTGTAGCGTGGTTTAAGTTTAGTTCTTTTCCTATTTGTATTAAAGAATATCCTTTTTGTCTAAATAAGAATGATGCTAATGCTTTCATTTCTACTTGTTCACGTTTCCTGCTTTTTATTGTTACATCAATTCCTGATTCTTGTTTTATTTTTTCTATTATCATAATTCGTCAAATGTTAATTCTAATTCTATTGGGTTAAATTCTTGTACTACTGCGGTTAATGTAAGAAACGAAGATACCTCTATTGCTAAATGTATACCTGCACAAACTTCAAACTCTTCACGTTCTTCGTAGTCTGTTAAAACCATTCGCATTGTTTCTAATGTTTCGCCTTGACTTATATCGTATAGCGTCATAGCAAACGCTTCATCTTTTGTTAATTCCATTTTAAATTACATTACAATACTCCTCTTAATACATATTGGTCTAAATCTACTCCTTCTGTTTGAAAAAAGTGTTTATAATTACTAACTCCTTGCTCAAACTTTTCTTTACCTTTTGCGTAGAACTCATCACTACATTCAAAGATAGCAATATCTAAACTACCTTTATCGATAGCTATAAATACAAAATCTTCTACTCCAAACATTTCACGATATAACCACGCTTGTAAATCATAACTGTATTTGTCTGCACTATACCTAAAGTCTTTAATACCGGTTGTGGTTTTTAAATCAATAATAGTATTGCCTTTTAATATATCTGCTTTTGCTCTTATTGGTATTCCATCAATCATTGCTATTTGTGGTACTTCGTATTCTGCTTTTGTTAAGTATTCTTTTACTGCTTCGTTTCTTAATAAAGCATCGCATAATCTTTCAGCAGCTTTCTTCTCGTTTTTAGTGTAAACTTCTTTACCTGTTTCTTTTGCAAGTTTGTATTCTTTACTTGCTTTTGTTGCTGCGTCTACAAATATAATATCGTCTAACTTTTCAGGTTCTAATATCATTGTGTGAAATAGTTTACCATCACGTAACGCTTGTGTTTCACCACTACCATATTTGGTTGTAAAGTAATACGTTTTAGGCGAAGATATTAATGTTTTAATACTTGAACTACTTAATGCGTTTTGCCCCAAGTAACCATAGTAAAAATTATCATCGTACATATTAGAAAGGATTTCTTCTTTAGTCCATTGTTTGTTATCAAATGTTGTTATCATATTATCTTATTTTTATGTTGTTTAAATTGTTCATTGTTTCATCGTGTCTTAAAACTTCTTTTATTTGTTCGTAATACAAATCAGTTTCGTTCCATTCTTCTAATAATAGATTTTTAATATTACGCAATTTGTTTTTCATATATGCGTTATCTAAATCTTTGCTTAAT